ATAGAAATATCCATGTGTCTGCTGTCGATCCATACCATGTTGATGATGAGTTTGAGGAGATAAAGACTTCTAAGAAATCTAAGAAGGAGTCTAAGGACAGGTCCAAAGGGTGTATGTGTGTGTATAGAAGGTTCGTAAGTCCTGATATTGTGGGGGAGCAAGCTGTAGCTTTTTATACTGACAGACCTTACAGCAAACAGGAGTTTTATGAAAACTGTTTAAAGCTTGCTATTTATTACGACTCCCAAGTGTTAGTGGAATATAATGATGATGGTTTTTTAAAGTACTTTACATCTAACAAGATGACTATGTATTTAAAAGAAAGACCTACTTCTGCTGACAGTCCTTGGAGTATCGCTACTAATAGGTATGGTATCCACATGAAGTCTTTCCAGAAGAGGAGACTTACTGAATTAGTTGATGAATATATAAGAGATCACTGGGAAGATATATTCTTCATGAAGCTATTAAATGAGTTTGCAGTGTATGGAAAGCAGAACACGGATAGGGTGATGGCTTTCGGTATGGCATTGATTCATGACATGGATGCATTGAAGAAAGTCATTGATACAAAGGAAGATGAGAAGAGGGAAAAAGACTTTGTTCCTCACTTCGCTACAGATAATAACGGGAACATTATATCTAATTATTCAGAAAAAAATGATATTTTTGATAATACGAAAAGAAGTCCTAACTTTAATTACAATCTGGATGATTAATAATTAAGGAATGTTAATAGCAATTAATGGAAGATCAAAAAAATAACACAACAGTATTTCCTAGACAGAATATACCTGAGTCCCAAAAGACAGAGCAGTGGCATAGAGATTGTATTCACTACTTTCTAAATCAACAGCAAGTTGAAACCTATGTCGCTAACAAAACAAAAGATTTTGAGAATTACTTAATTGCTGCTGGTGAATTTAACAAAGACCAGTTCAAGTATTTAACTGACATGTATGGAATGACTGCTCCTGCGAGATTAGTTAATTATCCTTTAATACAAAACAAATTAGACTTGTTGGCTGGTGAATTAATCACTCAGCCATTACAGTATTCTGTTAATGTTATTAATAGAAATGCTATTAGGCGTAAGAACGAAGAATTAACAGCTATTGCTGTAGAAACTATATTAAAGCCTGAGAGAAGGAAGATAGAGAAGGTTACTGGTTCTAAAATACCTGACGAAGATTTAGGAATGGAGATTCCTAATGATGTTGAGGAGTTTATGAAGATGAACTACAGGACTAATGTAGAGAAGCAGGTTAGTGTTGGTCTTAAGTATTGCATTGATAAGTGGAAACTTAAAGGGACGTTTAAGAGAGGGTTCTATGACCTTATGATTACTAATAAGGAGTTTTATAGGGTTTATATTAAAAACAGAACTCCTTATGTTGAAAGGTTAGACCCTAGACAAATCATATACGATCAAAACAGCGACCAGGAAACTTTACAAGATTCTATGTATGCTGGTATTGATAACTGGTACACTATAAATGAAATTATAGATAGATTTGAGCTAAGTGGTTCTGTTGTAGATGAGTTAGAAGAGTTGGCTAGTCAAAAGAGTCAATGGTACGCTGATAACAATATCTATAACAGCTATATGACTCCTGACGGAACAAATGCTTTAAGATGTAGGGTAGTTGACATACAGTGGAAGAGTACTAAGATGATTAATTATAAGATTAGTCCTAATAAGTATGACCCATCTATCGACTACCATAAAATGCTTCCAGACGACTATAAGCCTAAAAAAGGAGAGAAGGTTGTTAAGAAGGCAATTGTTGAAGTTAGAGAAGCTATTAAGGTTGGTCACGAGAAACTTATTAAGTTTGGTGCTAAGCCTAATCAGATTAGATATGAAGAGAATTACGCTAATACTAAGCTAGACTTCTTTGGTGTTATCAGAAACAGATTTGCAGGATCTACATTATCTATTGTAGATACTTTAAAGAACATACAGTTGATGTATAACATTGTTATGTTCCATATTGACCAAGCATTAGCTAGGAGTGGTGGTAAAGCATTAGTTTATGATGTATCACAGAAACCTAAGAACATTCCTTTAAGTGATGTTATGTATCATGCTAAGAACTCTGGGCTTATTATGATTAACTCTAAGCAAGAGGGCGGTCAGATGAATACATTTAATCAGTGGAAGGATATTGACTTTACTTTAAGTAACTCTGTATCGCAGATGATCAACTTAAAGATGATGTTAGAAGAGACTGCTGATAAGCTTACTGGTATAACAGCTAGTAGATCAGGGGTTAATAAGACTAGCGATGCTGTAGGTGTTAACGAAAGAAGTGTAATGCAGTCTACGTTAATAACAGCTCCTTTGTTTGACATCCATTATCAATTAGTTGGTGAGACCTTACAAGGCATGGCTAACTTAATGAGATATACTTGGGGTGAAGATGGGTATATGATTAACGTATTCGGTGACATGGGATATGAGACCTTTAAGATTGATAAGGCTGTTTCTTTAGATGAATACGGAATATTTGTTCAAAATAACTCTAAAGAATTAGAGCGTAAGAATACTATGATGCAGATGATTAATAACTTCTCTAGTTCTGGAGCTATTGATCCTATTGCAACTATTAAAGCTGTTAATGCTGATAATGCAACTGATTTAGAAGCCATATTGACTACTGGGCTAGAAGCTGTTCAAGCTGCTCAAACTCAGATGGAAGAAAGAAAGATTGCAGCTACAGAAGCAGCTAATGAAATTAATGGTCAGAAAATTAACGTATCTTTAGATACGGCTAAGATTAAAGCTGAGACAGATATGGAGATTGCTAAGCTAGAGTCTGAGACCGACTTGATAATAGCTAATGCAAACTCTGAACATAAGGAAGATATGCAGGAGGCTGGTAGAAAGGCTGACTTAGATAAGATAATGCTAACAGATTCTAACCAAGCTCGTGCTGCTGAGATGTCGGCTTTACAGGGTGGGGGTCATGAAAAAAAAGAAAACGAAAGTGAAGAATAAGTAAATGAGTAATAATTAAAAGTAAAAGAAAATGGCAAACGAAGAAAAAGAAAACAATGAAGCAGCTCCAGTGTTGAACGCTGATGAAGCTAGTAATGAAAATGCAGGTGGCGAAACTTTAGCTAATAGTGTTGGTAGTGAGGTCGTGGAAGCTAGTGTAGAAACTAGTGTGGATAATAACGAAGAGGCTGAGCCAGCAGAATTTGACCCTCAAGCTTTTGCTGGAGTAGGAGAGCCAGCAGCAACAGATGAGAACTCTGAAGTAGAGGCTGAAAACACAGAAGAGAAAACAACAGAAAATGCTGGGACTGATAATGATGGTGGTGATTCAGACGATGGGGATGATTTTGTATGGCCTGACTTACCTACTAACAGTAGTGAAGAAGAGAATAAAGAGGTTTCGTCAGAGGAGAAACAAACTGAAAGTACTGAAATTAAAGATGAGAATAGCTCTCAGGAAGCTGAAGGTACGACTTTAACAGACGATCAGTTTAAGCAATTTGCTAAAGATTTAGGATTAGAAGCTAACAACTTAGAAGAGGTAAAAACTGTTTTAGATGATCTTGTAAAAGAGAACAAACAGCTTAAGGAAGAAGTTCAATATAGCGGTAATACCAATAAAAAGATTGAAGATTTAGAAAAATTCCTTAAATTAGATGATGAGAACCTGATGAGAAAGAGTTTAGAGGCTGATGGATTGACAGGTGAGAAGCTAGACAATGCGATAGAAAAGTATACTAATACTGGTTTATTAGATGTCGAAGCGTTAAAAGTAAGAAGTACATTAGACAAGGCGATCCAAAGTGAACGCCAAGCTATAGTTAAAGGCCAGGAAGCTGAAGTTGCAAAGCAACAAGAAAGCAGAATGGAATCGGTTAAATCGTTTACGGAGTACATGCAAAGCCAAGACTCTTTATTTGGATTTAAACTAACAGGTGATCCTGACAACCTACCAAAAGTCAGAGAGAACCATGTTGAGTACGTTACTAGTGGTAAGTATCTTTCAGAGATTACTTCTAGTGAAGAGAACTTAGCGCAAAGTAGTTGGTTGTGGAGAAACAGAGAAGTATTACAAAAAGCTTTCTCTAACAACGGACGACAAAGTGGTAGAGCAGAAATTTTAAATAAGATAGGAAATCCAGAAAAAACAACCAGTACCACTTTTAGTGAGCCTGGAAAACCAAATGAGTTTGACCCTCAAAAATTTATGAACGGTTAAATATTAATTAAAAAAATTTAAATTATGAAGTTTTATTCAGGAACGTACGGTAAAGAATCCGTACAATCGAATGCTTTAGTTACTGGACTTTTAAAGTACCCAGAAATCTCAAGCAAATTGATTAAGCAATATCCTCAGTATTCTCTTACTTATTTTGTTGATGGTACATCAAGATTCGCTAAGGAAGAGATTGTTGGTGATGTTAAGGTTCAATGGGCTATTCAAGGTCGATTAAACAAACCTTCTACTTGTACTGGTGCATTAACTGGAACTGGTGTTGCAGGTTCAGTATTCACAGTAGAATTTGAAGAGAATTTCTTTAACCCTAACGATGTTGTTAGATTTAAAGGAGGTATTCAAGCTATCGTTTTAAGTGAGCCAGTTACTTCTGTAGGTGGATTTACATTTAGAATGAAGTTACAAACTAATGATCCAACTTTAACTATTGGTGCTGCCAATGCTGGAGCTGGTCTTACTGCTAACACTGTTGGTTCTTCTTTCGCAGAAGGTTCTGATAGAGGTTACGAGAATCATGCTTACCCAGACTGGTACGTGAACTATTTAAGTATTACAAGAAAAAGTAAAACTATCTCTGGTTCTGCTTTAACTGATATTACTTGGATTGAAAGTAACGGTCAAAAGTTATGGTACTTTACTTCTCAAGAGCAAACTCAAGAAGAGTACATGTATCAAAAAGAATTGAAATCTTGGTATAACATCTCTACGATGGATGCTAATGGTGTTTCTTCTGTATTTGATGACTTAGGTAAGCCTATCATTGATGGTGACGGTATCTTGAAGCAAATTGATTCTTCTAACGTTGATACGTACAATGGTACATTGACTGAGAAGAGGTTAACTGACTTCTTAGCTACTCTTTCTTTGAACACTGGTAGAAAAGGAAATCATTGGATGGTGTTTACTGGTACTGCTGGTAGAGTTGCTTTCCACGAAGCTATGAAGGATTTAGTATATCCTGATGGAAACCTTATCTATGATGCTCAAGTTGGTGCTGAGACTGAAATCGGAGTTAACTTTGTAACCTACAATGCTTTAGGTCACAGAATGACTTTAGTTGACTGTCCATTATTTGATGATCCTAACTTGCATTCAAATGATATTGACCCTGTTTCTGGTTATCCAAAAGAATCTTTTAGAATGGTATTCTTAGATTTCGGATACAAGAACGGAGCTAATAACATTGAAAGATGTGTTAAGGGAGCAAACGGAATGAAGAGATCAATGATCATGAAGTACATCCCAGGAATGGTTAATCCTTTCGATCAACAGTCTATGACTTCTGCTAACGCAAGAGATGGATTTGACTGTGAGTGGTTAGATGAATCATGTATGATTGTTAGAAATCCGTTGTCTTGTGGACAATTGATATTTGCATAGTATTAATAAGTAAAAAAGTAAAAGGAAATGGACGTAAAAGAAAAGTATACTTCAACAGAAGTAGCAGAGTTATTAAAAGGTGTTCCTAAGAAAGGTAACGTTGAGATCAGAATGATAAACCCTAAAAAAACAGGAAGTGTAACAATGAGGGATTATACCATAACTGATGAAAACGGAGCTACTGATTACAGACCCTTTTTAGATGCCAATGGAAATCATAGGGTAGCGAAGTACACGAAGAAGAAGATTTTAAAGATGGACAGCAAAAACGACAGGTTGGAGTATGTTCATTTAAAGAATCATCCTCTTTATTTGACTGGAGCTACTGCTATATTTACATTGTTTAATTATGAGGATGAAGCAAGTGATTATGTTAATCTTAAGAAAGCAGCAGCTAAGGCTGATGGTATGATTACAGATTTTACTGGTCAGAAACTTCGAGACCTTGCAAGAGTGGTTCAAATAGTTGTTAGAACTGGTTCTTCAGAAACCGTATTAAAGCGAGCTTTATACGAATATGCAGAATCTAAGCTTGACACTTTAGGAAACACTGGAGCTTTGGAAATCCTTAAACAATTAGAGTCACCTGATTATGACACTAAAGTGTTATTGTTTAATGCAATGGACGCTAAAGAGGTTCAAGTAAAGGGTGGTAGGTATCTATTTGGTCAGATAGGAATGGGAACGACTTTCGATACTGCGCTACAGTATTTAATAGACAATCCTGATTTAGAATCGGAATTGAGTAAAAAGTTAAACTTTAAAGACGTATAACGATGACAATAATTGAGATGCATGCACTTTGCGATTTGTTAATAGATAAGGCAGACGCTCCTTGGTTTAATCCAGGTGAGAAGGATGACTTTATTAATTTAGCGCAGATAGAGTATCTTGATAACAGTTATAGGTTTTTTGAACTCAATGAAGAGATAAGGGAGAAGCTATTACCGCTTGTTAGGAGTACTACTTTTGTAGGGCCAATTCCTTCAATTGACTTGAGTGCGATTACGGACTTTAGGTATATATTGAGCTTAAGAGGAGACTTAACTGATAATTGTGGGGTATTGCAGACGAAAGCAATACCTCCAATTCAGTTAGATGATGAGGTTAGGAATCAAGATGATCCGTTTAATAGGAATGACAATGAAAGTCCTGGATATACTCAGGAAAATAATGGTACTTCCAATTTGGCGATTTTTGTTTCTACAACTAATCCTCAAAACTTAATATTAAAGTTCTTGAAAACACCAGTTGATGTTTTTAACGATATTAATACGCCTGCTAATAATGTAAACTGTGAACTAGCTGGTTCTAGTCATGAAGAGATAGTTAATATAGCCGTGAGGAAAATGTTAGCGACTGTTCAAGATCAGTTACAGTATCAGATGCAGAGTAAGGAGGCACAAATACAATGATTATGAAAGCAAAGGCAGAATTTAAGAAGAAGGCTGATTTAGCATTAGAATTAGACAAACTAGGCGTTGAATACGCTAAAATACAATCTGGAGCTAATGAAGGAAAAGCCACACAATCTGTAGATGAGTTGTACGAGCTTTATGTGGGTTCTCTTAATGGTGGTGCGGAAGCAAAACCAGCATTTAGAAAGACACCATTTAAGACTGGTTTAATGGGTCGCAGATAAATTAATGAATTATTTATTTTAAAAAAAGAAGAAAATGAGAGATTATTTCGCAATTTTAGCAGAGGCATACGTGCCATCTGTAACGGGTTCTGGTAGTAACGCAGTTATTAACATTAGCCCAGATTATTCAGTTCCATTGTCATGGGTATCTAACGCTGTTACTTTTGTAGCAGCAGCAGGTACAGCAGGTGACGCAGTAGTTACTTTCGCAGGTACTTACGCTATTGGAGATTTTGTAAGAGTTACATTAACTACTCAAGCTAGAAGTAGCCAAGTATTAACTAAGTCTTACACGCACACTGTTCAGTCAGGAGCAACATCTGTAACAGCTGTAGCAACTGCTTTCGCAGCTTTGATTACTGCTGACATCAATGCAGGTCTTAGTGAGTATTACGCTTCAGCGATAAACGCAGCAGGTGTATTAACTATCACTCAAGCAGAGCCAGAAAGTAAAGCTATCCAATGTGTAGCTTATACTGATAGTGCTGCTGGTACAGCGGTAGTTGTTGTTACTCCAACTGTTGTTTCAGAAGGTCAACCATCTGATTTAGTAGCTAGAGGTATTCCAGCAGGAGACATTAACTTAGCGTCTTACGACACTGTTAAGTTTATTGTAGCTGCCGATGCAGCATCTCCTTTTATTGATTCTCAAGGGAAGACAGTAAGAGAGATTTACTGGTACGGATCTAACCCTCAAGGGGCTGTATTAGCTGGTTTGATTCCATAACAGGAAGTTAAATTGATTTATAAATTAGGTGGAGCAAAGTTTGTTCCACCTTTTTTATTTATATTTATATATAAATTAGACAGTTATGACTTTAAATCACTACGCTTACAACATTAGAAACATAGCTAGGGCAGGTCAAGGTAACTCAGACGATGATTCTTTAGACATAAGACAGGTTAAGTTTTGGGTGAATGCTTGGAGGGCTGTAGGTGTGCTACAAAGAACAGAATACGGTAAACAGATTGATCCTCAATTGGTTCAAGATTTAGGCGTTATTCCATTGGAAACTGTAGATGTAGCTGACTCTAGCTGTCCTCCTGTTGAATATGGGTGTACTATTAAAAAGATTATACTACCGAAGTTAGTTGACTTTCCTTACAATAGAGGGATTGTATTTGTGGGTAAGATTGATAAACGAACACAGTTTATAATTGATTCTGCTGATACTACTATGTTTAAGGAAGCTACGCAGTTTGGGGCTTTAACTAGTAGGGTTTACATGGTAGGAAACACTATGTATGTAAAATTATCTGCTAAAGATAAAGGATTAAAGTACATTAATGTTAGGGGGGTATTTGAAGATCCAGAGAGTGTTGCAACTTATGTAGCTCCAGGGTGTGATGCTAAGTGTTATGATTCTTCTGTAGATGAGTATCCTATGCCACTTGGGATGTATGATTTTGTAACAAAGAATATATTAATGACTGAGCTTAACATGACGTTACAGACAGCAGAAGACGAACTAAACAACGCTAAGAGTGAGCAAGGAGTGGAAAGTCCAATTAAAGGATAGTAAGGGCGTTTGTACTACCTTTGCTGTTTACAGTGAGGTTGTTGAGGACATAAAGAAAGACCTCAGCAATCTTAAGAACAATAGACGAAGGGTTATTACATATAAAGTTTTTACGTCTGTTATGATGCTTTATTTTAAGCTAGTTGTAAAAGAGTTGTGGGATGGTTATTTTTTCGCTCTAAACAATAGGCTCGGAGAGATTAGGATAGCTAAGAGAAAGATGGATAGGTGGATTCCTAACACGCTTAGGAGAAGTAGTGTTGATGGTCAGGTTGTTTATACAAAGCGTAACCAGTTAGAGTTAGCTAGAAAATATAATTGGTTCTGGCATTATTTAAACTGGTCTACTTTTAAGAGATACAGAACACACGAAATAAAAGCTTCTAAGTCCTTTATAGCGGAAATGATGAAGAGAGTTAATAGAGGCGTTGAATATATTGATTACACTCCTTTAGGGTGGAGAGAAGATGGTATTATACGAAAAATAAAATAACATGAAAGACAGTCATAAAGTATCTATAAATAGTATTATTGGTAACGTTATTGGCAACTTAGGTATTAAGAATGTAAATAACAGTATTGATGATTTTGCTAGGTGGGCTATTGAGGCTGAGAATAAGATTGGAGCTACTGATTCGTACAAACATTTTGAATGTGATATAACGATCAATAACAAGAAAGCAGCACTTCCACCTAACTTTGTTTATTTAGAAGGTCTTAAGCTAGGAGATAGCTTTCTTAACGTAAGTTACAGAGAGTTTAGGATGTTTAACAACACTAGTACTAGCAATAACTTAGCTCAAGGAGCTGCTGCAAACATTAACACAGGTGTAACTGCTGAGTTTAGAAACGACAACTTAGGGTTTAACTTTGGATATAGTCACCAAATAGGCAGTACGGCAAATATATTTTCTATTGTTAATGGATTTATATTCGTTAACAGCCTGGATGATGGTAAAAAAATAGGTATATCATATCAAGGGTTTGATTTAGATGACGATGGGTGGCCTATGATCAATAGGCAACATGAGGATGCGGTGAGTCACTACTTGATGTATATGTATAAGGCAAGACGTTTCTATGAAGGAAAGTTGCCACATGTAGTTTTTAAAGAACTAGAGCAAAGATGGTATTGGTTAGCTGGTCAAGCTAGAGGAGATAGTGAATTACCTGATACTCAGGAGATGAAGTATTTAGGTAATCAGCATAATCAGCTTCTACCTCTACCTCCAAAACAATTTTTCTAAAATATGAAAAGTTCAGTAAATAAATTCTCTAAAGGTTTAATCAATGACCTTAACCCTATAAATCAGCCTAACCAATCCTATCAGGATTCGATGGGAGGAAATCTTATTTATAATGCTGATGGTAATTACGACTGGGTTGTGTCTAATGGGAATCAGTTTTCTTTTAACATTATACCTGATAGCGGTAGTACTACGAATAAGTATACTCCGATAGGTGGTGTTGGTAATAGCAATATAAAAATATTGTTTAGCGTAGATGAGGTTACTGGAGATAGTGAGATAGGAATATTCGCTATGAATAGTGATGGTATAGGTTCTTACAAAACTCTGTACAACGATATATCAGATCCTTTAACGCCTAATGTTCAGTCTTTAGCTTTTCAGGCCAATAATCAGATAGAGGCTAGGTTTTTATATGAGAATGACGACTTGATTAGAATTTACTGGTGTGATGGTGTTAAATCTGATAGTAATCCACCTAGAGTATTTACATTTAAGTATGATCCATTAATAGGGTCTGAAGATGATGTTACGGCTTATAGTGCTTTAACAACTACAGCTCACTCTATGAATATTCAAGCAGAGCATAACCCTGGTATTATAAAATACCAAGAGCAGATTGCTGGAAGCTTGCTGTCTGGTGTGTATCAGTACACTTATAGATTAATAACTCTTGATGGATATGCAACCCCCTGGGTAACTCCTACTAGAAGATATTTTGTGACTACTGATGCTGTTAACAATACTAACTGGAACTTGTACGAGATGGAGGTTAGTGGAATATCTAGTCCTCACGGAAATAGAATTGAAATTAAAGGTATTGACACTAGATATGATAAGATTGAGGTAGCGTTCTTATATTCTCAAACTGATTTACAGATAGATGAGAGTACTATATTCTTTAAAGGAAATATAGTTAAGACTAACCCTACCGATTCTATGTTTATAGATCATGTGAGCATGAATGGTACTCCTGTGATAGCTGACACTATAGCTACACAATTTCAAGGGATTAAAGCTGCTAAAACATTAGACATAAAAGATAGTCTTATATATTTTGGTAACATAGTAGAAAATCTTAGCACTATAACTGACGCTGAGGCAGAAGCTATAGTTGGCAGTGTTGAGTTTACTCCTGTATTCAAGGATATGAGGTCTGACGAGGAGAACTACAAAAGTACAGGTGTAATAGCTCCTCCGTTGCTTACACATCAAATCCCTAAAACAGGGACAACTGTTAGACAGCTACATAATGCTATTGGTGGAACTGAGACCTATCAAATAGTTAATGATTACGTTAACTACAAAGGAACTCAGATTGACAACATGTATAGTGGCTACTTTAGAGGAGAGACCTATATGTTTGCTTTTCAGTTAATTGATAAATTAGGGGTTCCTGTATTTGCTATAAATTTAGGAAATCTAAAAATACCTTAAAAAACTAGCCTAACTTATTCGTGGG